AACTATTTGATGATAATAAAGGCGGTGTAATTCCATTAGCATTTGCATTTGACTATATTCAAAAACAATCTTAATTGCAAGTAACTATTGCTTTGAAATAGTTTAGTAAATGCGACAGTAATATCTTCTTATATGTATATGAATAAATATAAGAAGATACATTCAAACAAAAAATCTCGCAAAATAAGAGATAAATATAAAAATGTGACTTGTAACAATAAGATGACGTTTCAAGAATGTGAAATGGCGATATTGCGTAGTGCAGTGGATGAGAATGAAATTGCAATGGGAAGACAAATTGTAAACAATGAAGATATTAAGAACATATTGAAAATAGTAGAGAAATTTATTATTGATAAAAAATTAATATGTTATGGTGGAACCGCGATTAACAATATCCTGCCAAAAGAAGCTCAATTTTATAATAAAGAGACAGAGATTCCTGATTATGACTTTTTTTCACCAACCGCATTGGAAGATAGTAAAGAATTGGCAGATATATATTATAAAAACGGATACACAGACGTAGAAGCGAAGGCGGGGATGCACGTGGGTACATACAAAGTGTTTGTAAATTTTATACCGATAGCAGATATTACTCAATTAGTTCCAAAATTGTACGATTCTATTTATAAAGAAACGATAATTATAGCCGGAATACATTATTCGCCTCCAAATTATTTACGTATGTCGATGTATTTAGAATTATCTAGACCGGCTGGCGATATTACAAGATGGGAGAAAGTATTTAAGCGATTGACCCTATTAAATAAATATTATCCAATGGATATAACCGAATGTTCTCATATTGACTTTCAACGTAAGTTGGATAGCAATATGGAGAAATCGGAAACAATATATGTAGTAACTCGTGATACACTAATAAATCAAGGAGTCGTATTTTTTGGCGGATATTCGGTTGGACTATATTCAAAATATGCAAATTTTGCTAGCAAATACAGTTTGAAAGAAATTCCAGATTTTGATGTGTTATCAGAAACACCGGATATAACAGCTGCGATTGTTAAGGAGCAATTAATGCAAAACAAAATCAAGAAAGTAAAAATAATAAAGCACGAAGAAATTGGAGAAATTATGCCGGAACGTTATGAAATACGAGTCGGATCAGATACAATCGCTGTTATATATAAACCAATCGCTTGTCATAGTTACAATAAAATAACCATTAACCAGAAAGAGATTAACGTAGCCACCATAGACACCATTTTAAGTTTCTATCTAGGTATGATATATATAGATATAGATTTGAATTACAATCGGTTATTATGCATGGCTGGTTTCTTATTTGATATTCAACAAGATAATCGGTTGAATCAACGAGGATTATTAAAACGGTTTACTATGAATTGTTATGGTAAGCAATTAACATTGGAGGATATACGATCTGAAAAAGCGAACAAATATCGTGAATTTAAAGAGAAAAATGTAAAGGGAAAAGAGTATGACATTTGGTTTTTAAAATACAATCCCGGGGAGCAAAAACACAAGAAGTCGAATAATAAGACCAAAAAAAATGAATCAGATGTATCGTCTCCGGCAATTGAGAAACCCAAACCGACAATAATAGAACTGTTGCGTGCGGCTAAAACTCACTAATGAACGTTGTAAATTGCACCATAGTATAATACAATGTGCCGAATAAAATACTTTTCAATAGTAATCCATTGAAATTGAAATTCCCATCATCATTATAAATCGACAAAAACGAGAACCGTTTGAAAATAAGTAGATTTATAATGGGCATTTGAAATATGAAATATAAAACGGCGATGAATATAGGAGTTTGAACATCAGTAATGATATTATCAATTGTATTTCGGCGACGTTTTTTATCTTCATATTCACGTAAGTTCTTTTCAGTCGTTTTTTCGTGGTCTCTGACATAATCATCAATGTCTTTGTGCTTTGGAATATAATTGGGTTGCATTTGTTCGTCGTGTGCATATACAGTAGTGTCGTGTTGTATATCTCTGGATGGTAATCGTTGATGTTGCAAGGAATTTAATTGTGCAATGTCTTGTTCTGATAGTTGATTTGATATGGGAACAGGGGGCGGTCGTTTATTTGATGGAAATTGGGCGGTTGTATCTTGTGGCATATCAATAATCGGATTTTTGTCGGAAATACCATATGGGTTGGGATGCACATTTATCGGTATATAATTATTTGGCATCTCATTCGGGTTGCCGGCTTGCATATTTTGTTGTGTATTACCATTTGGTAAATCTGATATTCGCGTAAACGAGTTCTCCATTTGACTATACATTATCGAATAACAATAATGTATAATTTTGACGAATAAGTATATTATTCGGTAATTTCCTTGTGCCCGGATACATCAATAATTCGTTTTGTAGAATCACATTTGCCGGGTTCGCTATTATATTTATAACATTTTTCGCCGTGCTTAAATGTCTTGTCTTTAATATCTTCAATTACTGGACCGTTAAATACTATACATTTTTCATCTGCACAGGTTTTCTTAAATAAAGTGGCTAAACCCAGACCGAGCAATATTGATATAAATGCCTGTCCAGTCGGAGTATTCAAAAGACGTTTAAAATTCATTGTTATATATTATAGATTATGATAATATACACTGACAAAAATATAAATAATGGTGTGTGGCGTTTAGAGGAGCATTAAGATTGTATAGGTACTGTACTGATCTCATTTTCATTTTTAGGACACGCGACTTCGGTTTGTTTAAATGAGAAACACGTATCAGTTTTATCCTTGTACTGCAAGACGCCTACATTTTCTGGTGTGGGATACACGTATATTTTTCTTCTATCTGGCATTGTGATATACACAGCAAACAAACCAAGTGCTAAACTAAGTATGAATATGTCAAATCGAACATATTTAAATACACTCATTGTACGAAACTAACTAAAATATAACAACATTTTAATAAAACCAATATTTTTATTTTTATTTTTAATTCTTACATTTTGAAATTACTTTTTACCTTTCTTCTTTTTATGCGATGCGCCTTGGGATGTCTTTGCTAATTTTTGTTTGTCTTCTAATTCCATCTCTTTCAATAAATCCGGATGAATAAAACTCTTTTCCTGAGCATCTTCGCCATCTAATCTAAATACAAACTTATCTTGACCGCCACCTTGTTGTAGTGAAAACTTTGCAGCAAGTTGTCGTTGTGTTTCAATCTGAGCTTTTACTTGTTCCTCTCGCTTTAACTGTTCTGCATGTTGTTGCAGTCGCTTCATCTCCACACGTCGTAACGCATTTTCTTTCAGTTTCTCCTTTTTTGCCATTCTATCCATTGCATTCGTATCTAAACGCACATTTTTGCCAAGACCGGCTAGTCCACCCATATTAGCAGCTAACCCGGCTAAATCTCCCATACCACCCATACCGCCCATACTAGCAGCCAACCCACCAAGACCACCCATTCCCTTCGCCATTTTCTTAAACATATTATTGAGTTCATCATTTCCGCCCATATCTTTCATTTTGCCAATTAAATCACTGGCTTCCTTCATAATTTCCTCACGTGAAATTTCGCCGCTCTTCATTTTTGAATCTAACTTACCACCAACTGTTTTCATCAAATCCATAATTTTCTTAGGGTTTTGCATTAATTTCTTAATAACATCTTGTGGATTTCCGGCATTGGTCGCATCTTCTCCAAGTAAATCAGCAAACTCGCCTGATATTTCTTCTGCCATTTCCTTTGCCAACGAACCAATTTTTCCTTCAAATACCGTTTTTAAATGGTCTTGTATATTCTCCATATTTGGCATGCCGTCCATCTTTTTATCGGATGGAAAATGTTGTGCAAAATCTTCGGACGTCGGCATATTATCAAACACGTTCTTAAAATCCTCGGTGGTGGGACCATTTTCATCTGATGGACTTGATGACGTCATATTCTTAAAAAAATCTGTTAAACCACTCATCGTTTCACTAAGTTTTTCGTGTAACTCCTTTTCATCAATCCCATCAAACATATTCATTGTTTCACCAAATCCAGTTTTATCTTTGACTTCACCAATCACGGTGAATAACATTAACTGTAAATATTTCCAAATAGTCTTCTTTGTGTTATCACTCACACCAGCGGTATTGTATAAAATCTTAAAATCGACATTTGGTAAAAACGCAACATTTATAGTACTTTCTGATAAAAAAATAGAATCGTTCTGGTATAAAATATCAAAAAAACGTTCAGGATATACCGTTTTGCAGTAATCAAAAACACTCTTTATTTTTGTATCGGATAACTCTTGTGAAGTAATATTATTCCATAAGTGAGCATATTCCGGAAATGTAAGACTTAAATCTTTTGTGAAATCTTCTATCACCGAAGCAAAGTTTTTGGGAATAGTTGTTTCGTCCATTATACAATAAACTATCTGATTTATTTAACTACTTTTACAAGTTAAGTATTTATTTTATCTTATATTGGTGGCTAATACTATTCATTGTACGTAGCATAGACGGGGTTGCATAATGATTTGTTACCTCCTCGGAGATGATACTATTTTCTATGTCATCAAATGAATCGTTCTCGAATAAATTATTTTCATCAATATTATAATGAATGGCGTTATATCGTATATTCTGCTGCTGCTGCAGCATATGAGCAAAATGGTCGTATCTTTTTAACTTGGGAGGTTTAATAAATGGGCTGGAAGTATTATATGATTGCTGACCACATTGTGCGGAATGTCTTGATATTGCATACGTATTTCCATATTCGCCACCGATCGTATTATATACAATACTTAAATCATCACATAATGTTTTCATAAAAGCATCATTTTCGCAATCGTTTTTTTGAATGAATCGTTTTAGTTGTTTAAACAATTCTTTTATTTTACTTTTTATGGACAATTCATTTTTATGATGCAAGTTTTTTTTTGCGTAAAATAACAGTTCCATCACTTTTTGACGAAATATGTGGTTTGTTAGATCGATAAACGACGGAATAATATCACCAGATGGAGTAATGAGC